AGAATTTCGGCTGAATAGGTAGTGCATATGATTCTCTTAAGACATTCGCGATCGCTATGGCCATCGCGATGGCGATCGCAATGGCGATCGCAATCGCAATGGCAATCGCAATTAATATAGGGTTCATTATTATTAATCTATTTTATTTTTCCATTTGGTAATGTCGCCGATGTCAGCACTTTTAGGATCAAAATCATCCTCATCTGTATTGGGTTCTTTTTTACATTGTGGACTCAATTCCTGTTTCAGTCGGCTACGCAATATGTTTTCCCGTGTGGGTTTATTGAAATTAAATTCACTATAGAATATCTGATCGCGACCATTTTTATTGGTCTTAATTTTATAAATCGTGTAGATAATTCCAGCCGTAACCAGCATTAACCAGCCAAACACGGCCACCATTTGGTTCAATGCGCCAAAGAGATATAATAATGGAATAATTAATAACACGATGGCGTAAAAGAATAGGTATTGAAACATTCGCGTTTCATAGACCATGAGGTTATACTTACCCATATTTATTTTATATTGTCGTTCCTTGGTTTTCAATATTTCCATTAATTCGCGAAGCGATTCCTTATTTTTGCCAATGAGATTTTTTTTTGCCACGATATCTTCTTTATCTAATTTGATAGAACTGAAATTACTGGCAATGAGGTTGGTACTTAATTCATACATGCTGGTTAAATATTCATAAATAATATCCTTCTTAACTTGTTCATCGGTAATTGTCGATAAATTTTCCAGCGAATCGCTAAGATTATTATTGGTTTTCAATATCTTATCGGCCAAGACGGAATACCTTTTCAGCCGAGTAATGAGACTATTGAAACACGTAGAAGCCTTGGCCGAGGCCTTTGTCGTAGACGGCTGCTGCTGCTGCTTCCATGGACAATTACTGCCACATGCGCCACATGTATCGTCACAATATCCTGAGCAAAGATTATCGGTTTCAGTATTACATGTATTTACACAATTCTGTAATGAGGACCCTTTTAAAGAAAAACTACAAGTTGCCATTATAATATATAATAGATATAAAATAACATTGTCCATACCATCAAAATGTAGAGCCAAAAAGGAATGTTTCAAAAAAAAAATTGAATCTATAACATTATACATATACATATACATATACACATACGTGCTATTACTATCATGCCTCGTGTCCGACAACACCGAACTTCAAAGGCTAAGGCCATTCAGACAAAATGTATAATTCGCCACAACGACAAATTTCTCGATGTAGAAAATCTTGAAGAGATACAAGAAACGTTTGAAAACGTTCACAATTTTACATGGAATCTTAAACGACAATCGTTCAAACACGAAGCATCATTTTCACATTACACATATAAACAATTATGTGATAAGTATGTAAATCGCTATGTCTGGACGAATACACACAATTTAGATACGGATATCCCCAATATTCGCGGCTATGGCATTATTATGGGATTTGAACTCGATAACGATGGTGACATTATTCCTATTGATGATGAAATGTTTAATAATAATCATAAACCGTATATGTTCAATAACGAACAGTCAATTATATTAAAAAGAGCAAAGTTAAATCTAATTATATATGATATATTTGATCCAAAATTAAGGTTGGGGTCAATTAAATTATATCTAATTAATCATTTCATAATTAAACCACATTCACCTAACTCTATTCATTTGAAAAGATGCTTTAATTATTATTATGATTCAATGCTTAGCGTAAAGGTAGATGATACTAACACATTTGAAACTAATGAATGTGGTATATGCTTGGACGAAATGGTTGAAATAAAAAAAAACATAGTATTACCTTGTGGACATAAATTCCATAAATGTTGCATAGATACATGGAAAAAACATAGTATTGTATGCCCATACTGTAAAACCCTTATGAATGATTCTTCATTTGTTTCATTACTACCAAAAATACAATCTCATATGGCGATTCGGATAAGAGAGATAGAAAGAGAGAGATGTGGGAATTTGCGTAATATATAGTTATTATTGTTGGTCTGATAGGCGTTGTAGCCTACTTAAAAACCACAATGGACCCCTGTATAATGAATAATAGAATGGTAAAAAGAATATAGATGACATAATATAGTTCTATGTTCTTGTTGCGTTCTTCGGTAATTAATAGGAGTGTATCTTTTTCAAGATTCAATTCCTTTTTGGTTTTTAATGAGCGGATAATGCGGTCAAGTTCGCGCATCGTTTCGTCTTTGGACCCGGAATAATTACTAGTAGTCTTCTGTTTACTTTCAATTTCCTGAAGGGTTTCGACATTATTGTCCAGTAATTTATTAAATAGTGTCAATGCGGCCTTGTTATTTTGGCACCTAGATAATGTATCATTTATTTTTTGTAGATTGTCTTTTCGGATAAGTTCAAATGAATTAACAGTCTTATTCATATATTATAATCTTAGAAATAAAAAGACCAGAACCGCGTTACATAGTAGTAGTATAGCCAGTAAGACCGCCAATCGAATATAACGAATTTGGCTACTATTATCGGCTTCCTGTAGATTACTATTCTTTTTGTTAATAAAGGCTAAATCTTTTTCGTGGGTTTTCACTTTATCCATGTAATTCTTATTCAGAGATTTCTTGGCAACGAGTTCCCTAAATAAATTAAAGGATTCCTTCTTATATACACTTTTCTGGTAATCTACAATAATTAACTTCAATTCCTCATTAAGTTTATCAAGATTTTTAAGATATTTTTGGGTATTTTTGGCATGAATATCATTATCGTTGGACAAACTTAGTATATACGACTCTTCTAGACGTTTAAAATTAATATCAATCAGTTTCTTGTATTTCTTATATTTCGCCATTTCGGCCTGAATTATCTTATCAACTTTCTTTTTATATTTTTCATCTTTTAATTCAGTACGCCATTTTTGCCTTTTAGTTAACTCAATACATTCGGTATACTGTGATCGATCAATAATTTCCTTTTTTTTTAAATCTTCACATGATAATTTTATTGTGTCGATTACTTTTTCCATATATAATAATATTATATTTATCTACATAATGAACAAAATAATTATTATTGATTTCGGCTCACAATACACACAACTTATCGCCAAATCTATAAGAAATATAAACATATATTGCGAAATAGTCACGGCCGCGAAGGCGGTGGAGGCCGCGGAGGCCGCGTCTGGCCTTATACTATCAGGCAGCCCCTCATCCGTTAATGACCCAGAACATCCTGATATTGATTTAGACTCTATAAAGGTGCCTATATTAGGTATATGCTATGGTGCTCAATTGATAGCCTCTAAATATGGGGCGAGAATTGATTCCACTAATAAGAGAGAATATGGTAAAAAAAGTTTGAAAACACCTGATGGATACAATATAACTTCAGTGTGGATGTCTCATAGCGATACTATTTGTGATTTACCTCCCATTATACAACCGTTAATGTATTCCATCGACAATGTTTTAGCGACATTTAGAATAATTGGAAAGGATATCTATGGTATTCAATTCCATCCAGAAGTTACACATACAGAAAATGGCCATAAATTGCTAGAACATTTTATTCAGAATACGTGTGGAATGACACCAAATTGGTTTCCTAAAGAAATAGGGGAATCCATAATGACCACCATAGACAGTATTATTAACTCGCCCGACAACATAAATAAAAAAATAATAATGGGGATTTCGGGTGGCATAGATTCAACATTAACGGCTGTTCTTATAAATAATATAGCCAAAGAGCGATTGGTGCCTATTTTTATTAACAATGGTCTAATGAGAAAAAATGAATGCGATGAGGTCATGCGCGAATATAAGGCGATGGGGTTGAATGTAGTTTATGCCGACCGAGCCGAAATATTTGTAGAAGCATTACACAATGTATCCGACCCCGAACAAAAACGAAAAATAATAGGGAAACTGTTTGTTGATACATTTTCCGAACAATGCCGTATAATGAACTTAAGAGAAGATAATTGCTTCCTATGCCAAGGCACTATTTATCCCGATATAATAGAATCAGCTGAAATCAAATCACACCATAATGTGGGTGGATTACCTGAACAACTAGATTTTAAATTACTGGAGCCAATTAAATATCTGTTTAAAGATGATGTTCGTAAACTGGCTAAAGTCTATAATGTTCCTCCACAATTAATAGGTCGCCATCCATATCCTGGCCCAGGGTTGGCAATAAGAATTATTGGCGAGATAACCCAAGCCAAAATAAAAATATTACAAGATGCCGACCATATTTATATAAAATATTTGCAGGATAATGGACTATATGAACACATATGGCAAGCAGGCGCGATATTATTGCCAATAAAATCCGTGGGTGTTATGGGGGATAGCCGTACATACCAATACGTATTGGCATTACGGGCCGTAACTAGTGTTGATGGAATGACTGCCGAGTGTTATAAATTTAATATGGATGACCTGACCAATATATCTACGAAAATAATAAATGAAGTTCATGGAATTAATCGTGTCGTATACGATATAAGTTCAAAACCACCGGCTACTATTGAATGGGAATGAAATAAAAAAATATTAAATCTATATTATATATGATTTCTATTAATATTGCGGTTATCGCGGCCATAATGGCCATAATGGCCATAATGGCCATCATCGCGACCATTATGGCCTCAAAGCCAGAGGCCGAGGCCGCTGCCGAGGCCGAGGCCACTGCCGAGGCCAATATCCGAACACTACTTAGACAAACTGCCAGGTGGTCGGCAGCGTCATCGCAAGATGAAAGTCCGATTGTCGCCCTATTACATGCGAATTATGGTGCGGGTTATTTATGGGCGTTAAAAGATATCGCTACTGAAAATGAAATTAAAAAAGCAACTGGGGTGAATATTAGCGAGTTTGAAAAGAAAATCGTAGGTATTCAAGACAAGGCTACGAAAAAGGTATCGGGTTTGTGCCCACAATTTTATTCTAAACTTAATACAGAATTACTAGTATTGGGTGGTGATCTATAATAATGATAAGCGGGCATCCCCTCGACAATAGGTCAGTTTTGGTTCATTTAATAAATGCAATTTCCATTTTACACGCTCATATATCGTCATGGTATTCCATCGCAATAATTGATTACGTTTAATCCAATCTCCTCGCTGTTCTATTGGAACCGTCCATCCCTGTAATATTCGACGATGATACAATTCCGCTGGCGACAATGCTGCTTCATATTTTTCAATCTCGGCTTTAATTTCAAATATAATCAACCATATCTCTGGTGGCAAATATACTTTATAATTCATTATGCTACTATAATATTTTATAC